TTTAGATAATTTATTTGCTAGACTTATTAGAGCCTTCGCTTCTTTTTTCGTTAAGTAAATTTTCATATTCTTCCTCAATCTTAATTAATCTAATCCATTCTTTATATGTAGTACAGCTAATGTTTCTTTACGATCCATTCTTGTAGCTACAAGATCTACGTCATCACCATGAGAGTCTGGATAAAGCCATTGTGCTATTACTTTTTTTCTTTTAGCTTGTATAGTATACTTGCCTACTATAACATCAACAACTTCTGATTTACCTAATGATCTACCATCTGAGGCATAGGCCCTCTTTGCAGAGAGCCCTTCCTCTTTTGCGATGTTAACCAGTTCTCGTTCGAGATTGTTACCTCGTATTTTATTTCTATGCGTCATAAGTGACTTGATCTACTTTTACATTTTGCCATCTGTTAAATCTAAAAAGTAATTCATATCTTCCAATAGATATTCCAAATGCAAAATGATCACCTAAGTTATAGTCTCTGTAAGTAGAAAGATCTAAAAACCAAAACAGTCTTAAGTTTCTTCTTACTATATTTAGATCTTCTATTTTACTAAATTTAATCATGGTATTCCTTTCTTGTTAAAGTTCTATTCTTTTAAATGTCATTGTTTGTGGATGGAATTCTGTAACTAACTCTAGTTTACCATCATCTCTAGATTTTTCTGACATAACAGTCCTATAAATTTCGTTACGATTTCCTTTTAAAACAATAACTTTATCAGCTTTTTGCACAACATTACTTGAACCTTTTAATGAATGCAATCCTACAGTACCTTGAGATGCACTTGCTTTATTTAAATGATGTATAGCAAATATCAAAGTATTATTACGTTGTGCTATTTGCTTTAATGTATCAATAACTATATTTTGTTTTTGAATATCACCATCAAATCTATCAACTTGCATTTCGTCTGTAGTATCAATTACTAATATGTTTGGTTCATATTGTGCAACAACTTTCTTTACAGCTTCAATCTCTGGTGCAATACACATTACTTTTAAATGTCCTAACTCTTCTTGCACTGAAAACTCTGGATTATTTTTATACTGATCAACAACCCATTGTTCTGTTTGATTTAAAGCTACCTGTACAAACCTTCTCCAAGTAAGAATTTCATTCATTTCTAATGATAGAAATAAAGTTTCTTTCTTAGCTTTTACAATTAAGTTTTGTACAAAAGCTGTTTTACCCATACCAGTATCACCACTGAAGATAACTAATTCACCTGGTTTGAATAGATAATCTGGACCACCCTCAAATACGTCCTTAATGTTTACACTTCGTTTAGTAAAATCATGTTGTATATATTGTTTGAATGTATCTTCTAAAGAATCAACATCTCTAATATCTAAAACATAATCTTTACGTTTAAAGTGTATACATTTTGGATCGCAGTAATCCATTAGAATAGCATCATCGCACCCATATATGTACTGATTATCATATACGTTAGCAACTGTTCTTTCTATTTCAGATACATCTAATTCTCCTTGTCCCCACTTTATCATTCCATTTAATGCAACAATAAATGGTATTCCAGCTCTCTTCCAAGAACTTACCATACGCATCATATTTTTATTCCTTGAACCTCTTGAAGGTCCCTCATTAAATATATGTTGAACACAAGTAACCACTGAATTAGTTTCTCCAGATCTTGCTGGCATTAAGCTAACAGTATTATGTATACTAGATATAATAGAACTTTGTAAATAAGGCTCTACATGAGTACCATAATCATTGAATGTAGCATAGAAATTAGTCTTTGTTTTTTCATACTTATCATAGTTGGTTTTTGATTTAGCAATCTGACAAACTTCTTTATAAGTTAAAGTCCATATATCTTCTAATGGAATCCATACTTTATATAAGTTTGTCTTTTTGTTTAGAGACCAGTTAGATCGTATGATTCTAGTCTTATCATAGATATTGTCACCGAAAGTAAAGTGTTCTTTTAAAGTAGCTTTGACCTTTTCATGCAAGTTCTTATTTGGTTGAAAGCCAAATACATTAAGTAACTCAACGTGATAACCACTACCACTGAACCAGATGTTAATATGACTATCATTAATACCAAAATTAAATAGCTCATTACAAACATGTTGTAAATAACTTTGTAGATTTTCTCCATCAACATCTCCTTTATCTATATCAATAATCAATCTATCTGGATAGACTAATCCGTCATATCCTTTGACTGTTTTATGTTTAATAACGTAATCTTGAAACACCCTATCAAACTGATAGTATGATCTATACATTTCGTCTTTAAACCTATTTTGATTTTCTAATTCAATGTAATCACTTACTTGAAACACATTGTTTCTATTATTTAAATTACCTTGAACTACTTCTAACGTTCTATTTTCCATCCTTTTACCTTACTATTGTTATGCTTAACTTCTTCTAACTTAATGCCATGAGCATTTAAAGAATTACTTTCACGTATATCTCTAAATGCCCTAGCATAAGTACTTGCAGTGTGTACTTTTTGATGAACAAGTCTACCATATACTGGTAGTGATTGTTCTAAGTCATAGCTATAGAATACATCTTGATTGCTCTTTGATTTGATCCAAGCTATTACTATTTCTTTAGTACTCACTAGAAAGGCACACCGTCTAAAGCTTGCTTAACATCATCAGCAGTAAGGTTACTACCAGAAGACTTATCATAATCTTTAGGATAGCCTTTTGATAGTTGCTGATTAAAGCGTGACTCTAATTGTTCCTTTCTATCTCTTGAGTATAACACACCCCAAGTATTTCTTTTGTATTTACCTGTTGATTTATAGGTAATACATGAAATTGGTTTACCAACTAATGATTCTAATGAACTTGTGTCAAGTATACCTGCGTCACTTACATTTAAATCACAATTAGCTGCAACAAATAGTGTATTAAGATCATCTGGATATCTTAATCCAGTAACAACACCATTGTTATCTTTGTCAAAGTTTTGATTAACAAAAGTAGTATAAGTATATCCATTGTTCTCATCTGTGAGTAATAACTTCAAACTTAGATCTGTATATTGTGAATCCATAACTTCTACGTCAGTAATATTTGCATCATTAACAAAGTAATTCTTTACTTGTGATGAACTATTACTTCTTTTGGTACCATTAATAGCCATAGTTTACTCCATGTTATCGTTAATATAATCCGTGGTTTTTTCTGTTATGCGTTCTTGCGTTATATCGTTTTGAGATTGTAAATGTTTTCTAACATTTTCTACTATTGTATCAACATCTACATATTCAAAATCATAATCTGCTTTATGCATAATAAGTTTTACCAAAATAAACTTACCAAAGTTATTAGTAACATCATATATTTCTCCGTCACTCATCTTAGGTACTCTATGTTCACTTGGCATTATTTTATTTTCCACTATTACCTTCTTCTAGCTTTTGTTGAAAGAATTTCATAGTAGCATTTACTCTTATCTTTGTATCAAAGTATCCTGCACCACGTTGTTCATGATACTTTTTACGCATAGGTTCATCTAAGAGTGATTCAACTTTTCTAAATGTAGAATCTAATTCTTCTAACATTTTAGTTGTTACATGAGATTTTTGTTGTGCTGCTTTTGCATTATCAACTTCTTCTTTAGAAGCTATTGCATAGCCACCACCATAACCAGCAAATGCTAATGCTCTACCCACTGCTGATGTCTCACCATTTTCTAATGCTGAAGTTTTATTTACAAATCCAGTATTGTCACGTTCAGCTGCATGACCTGTGTAATATAAATCTGGATTATCTTTTTTGAATGGATACACTATAGCTTGTATCAAATATTCATTGCACATTTCTCCTGTCGGTGAATCTACAATATTATTAACTGATATTAGTTTTGTTTCTATTGTAGCTTCTGGATACTCAGACAAGAATGCATCGATACGATCTTTAACTTCAGTGTAGTTTTGACCTTTGAATTTCATATTCATTCCTTTCTATTCGTTTCTTTTAGATATTAATTAGGCTGATAAGCTGTCTACTCATTTAAGCTAAAGGCACATCCTATACATTATTGGAAGACAAACCCAACGTGCTGATATCAAGGGCCACTATTTTCTTTTTTACGCACCTAATAAATATCTAAGTGTTAATATACTAAATTAATTTAAATCATGCAAGTATTTTTCATATACAAATTCACCCCAATCTTTACAACCAGAACACATAGCAATATACATTATGTCATCTTCTGTTTGAACTGGTTCTGATATTGGTCTACCACCTGTACATATTGTGCAAACTAGCTCACCTGGATCATCATCGCCTTGCACTGATAAGAGTTTATTGTTTTCTTCTTTTAATATTCTCATTATCCTACGATAATTATGTGGAGCTAATCCTTTGTATTTTTTGTAGCAATCAGAACATAATGCTATGTTATCATTGTCTACAAATTGTGCGGTAGAGAAACTTAATTCACTACCACATTCACACTTTAAATCATTTTCCATTATTCCTCCTCTGTGTTATATAGGGGCTTGAGTGAGTAGATTCATATGGATTGTGATGTAGAAGAGGTAGCCCCTATATAACTAATTATTATTCCATTATACTTCTACAATTTAAGGCCATTGTTGGAAAATTAAAAGCAAAATCATTCATATATGGTTCTTCTTTTAATATCTTTTTAATGGTATTGCATATCCAACTCCCACTCATATTACTGCAATAACTTGTTGCCTTTGCATTACAAGGTTCAAGACTACCATCTTCGTCACTATACCAAGTCTTCATATAACTTTTATAAGTTACATTCTTAAATGTATATTGCTGGTAATGCTCAGCACCCATCCTGCCATCAATTAGAACATCTGGTTTCTTATGCTTCATTAATTTTTTAACTGCATCTTGTCTTGAATCCATTGAATCAAAACCTAATACCACTATGTTTTTATCTTGACAATCATATTCTTGAAACAATCCTTCGTAACTTCTTACTGAAACATTTGGATTAATTTCTTGTAGTAGATTCTTTAGTGCATCAACTTTAGGCATACCAATATGCTTGGTATTGTACATTGATACACCAATATTCTCATTAGATACTCTATCTAAATCATATAGATACACATCTTTTGCACCCATTCTAACTATCTGAGTAGCTGCGGCACTACCAATAGCACCGCAACCTAAGAAGTGATACGAATATGAATTAAAATTATCTACTATACCTTCGTATCTTTCATTCATTTTATATAACTCCTATTCCAGCTATAAACTTCTTTATTGTCTAGATTATTTTCATCAAAGACTTCATCTTTTTCATAAATATAATCTTCAGCTAAAGCATAGCTTATAACTTGATCTAGTTTCTCTTTGCTGACTTCACCTATTCTGTATTTGTTTTTGTCAGATTTTAACTTTTTGTTATGAGATTTAACATCTCTAACAAATTGATTGTAATTATCGCTTGTAAGATAATCAATTAATATATTATCTACTTTAGCTTCTACATCTACAAAGTCAGAATCTCTTTCATCAGCCCATAGACTTGCTTGATTAGTAAAGTTGTTAATATAACTATTCTTTCCAACTCTATTATAGTTACTAACCCATTTACTAGTTGTTGTTATTGTTGGCTTAGTACATAACTTATCCACATTATTCTTAATAGACTTAGGTATAACTCTATCTTTACCTTCTATATCTATTTCAATATCTGTGTGAATGCCTGTTGTCCAATCACTAACTCTAAACAAGTACTCTTCTTTTAGATTAACAACTAACGCAAATGCATAACCACCTTGAGCAATTCTGCTTTGTTCTATAGCTGCTATATCTGTACCTGACCAGAAAGCTGACATTGTATGATGACTATGCCACCAACAATACCAAACTTTCTGTGGTTCATACTTCATTTCTGATTTCATAAAGTATTCTGCAAGAGCTTCTTTAGTAATTACTGTATTACCTCCAGATATCTCTTGTTCTAGTATGACTGGATCTTGCATAACAAAGTTACCCTCTTTATCTTTTAGGACTACCATATATCCACCAATCTCTGATGAATATTCGTCCCAAGCATATTGAGAATAGTCTTGTATCTTTTTCCAATCTTTACTAGATATTTTAAACATACTCATCTTGCACTCCTTCCTAAGTTTTCAAACATCATTTCTTCCATTTGTTCTTCCATTTGCTGATCATTCAATGCATTTATTATTTTTTGCATGTCTACTAGTTCTTGCATTGCATCAAATGAAGTTTCTTCTTCTTTTACTTCAGTATCAGGAGATGAAACTTGACAAGTGTTATACCATGGTAACTCAAAGTTTCCATCCATAATAGCACTATTGAACTCTTCCATTTCTTTAAACATTTTAGTGCTTCTAGTTAAACATTTTTCTTCATTAAGATATCTAACTGTAGCATCTACTGCTGCTATAATGCATTCAATATTATCTACTATTACTTCAATAACTTCTTCATCACTTGGAAATGGTAGAAAGTCTTCAGGAAGTGATCTTTTATCTATACACCAACCTTTCTTAAGAAAGTTATAACCTCTAAAAGTATCTGTTACTACCTTTCCATACAATAGTGTTAGGTGGTCATCACTTATATAGTCATCACTATAAAAGTCTTCTCTTCCTACATACTGTATATTAGGTCCAAAGGTATCATAACCAAAAGCTCTAAACAATCTAGCATACATTTGCTCTTCTTGAAAAGCTAATTCAGCTAATATTGTTTCATCATATTTATCTTCTGGTACTGACAAAAATAACATCTGTATATTATTTAGTGGATGTGTCTTACCTACTGTATATGTTTGCCATTGAAGTAAGTAAGCTAGTGCATCATCTATGTTTAGTCTAGCAATCGCATTGTAAATATCACTATGTAAATTACCAAAACATAATGTATGTAAATCAGCTCCTCCGTCTATCCATTTATTAAAAGAATCACTAATTGCATAACGATCTCTACTTGTACTAATATATGGATGACTTGAATTAATTCCTGAGTAGTGAGCTCTAGCATTATTGTTTTGTCTGTAATTGCTTTCATAAGATTCTCTAAGCAAATAGTTTTGAAGGTATGTTCTTACCATATTATCTGGATTATCATACTCACTCCAAACCATATTGTTTAAGGTACCTGCTTTCATATAGTGTTCTACTAATGAATAGAATCCTAATTCAAATTTAACAAACATAGGTTCGTGTTCTAAGTCACCAAGATGATTGCTTTTACTGTCAACAATTCTTACACTTGGTTTCAAGAATGCAAACTCTATAACTAATTTGCTAGTTAATAGTTTAGAAGTTTCTAGTATTTCATTTCGACTATCATTACTAATAGTTCTAAAGTCATCATCATCTACTGACATAAAATAAATATTAGAATCTATATTATCTAATGAATTAATAAACTCTTTAACTAGTCTAGTTTTATTGATAACCTTTTCAACACAATGATTGATTGCTTCTTTTGCTGATTCAACATCTGTATCTGTTGTTAGCTTTCTAGATCTTAGTGTCTTCAAATGGTCATCTATTTCAAGAACATCTTTAACAAACTGATTTTTCTTCCATTGCATATTGTCTGGTCTACGCTGTAACATTAATGGTAATGAACCACCTTTGTTATATTGTAAAAATCTTTCTAGCATAGCTTGAACAATAATATTTTTATAGCCTCTACCCCACTGATATGTTCTTGTGAATTTCAATGGTTCTAAAGGTTCTAAATAGGAACGATTACCATACATATAGTTATTAAGTAAATACTTCTTATTAAAATTATTAATAAGCTTTGCTACTTCATTCATAGGGCCTATTAACATTTCTGAAGATACTTTATCTACATCTATAGTAAAATCATTAACATCGATTATTTCCATTTCTACTCCTTATGATGAGGTAGCCCGAAGACTACCCCATCTATTGATTGATTAACCTCCTACTTTATTGTTTCTTTGGAAAGTAATCCAACATCTCTGGTCACTTTCACTTAAAGATGATAAAGTAGTATTACGATTTGATCCTTGCAAATTAACATTGATTAAACTCTCATTATCAATGTCAGCTGCTGAATCAATTGTGCCTAAATAAGTAATAAACTCACCGACTGTTGTAACATGTGCTGGCACACTGGTATCTACTACCCAGTCATTTTCGTTTATCTTATATTTAACACCACTATACGTACTTGAGCTCATTTTATTTCCTATTCCTTTCATCATCTGCTAGCATTGCATACAACAATGACTTAGCTAAATGATGTATTGATTGACTTAAGTAGCTATACTCTAATTTATTTTTTGTATTGATGGCTGCTAATACTCTTTGTGCTATCAAATAAACTATTGCATCTACTACTTCCTCTATTCCTTCTCGAAGATTATCTCTGTTAACTGCAAGACATTCTTCAATCTGGATTGGTACTTCTGACTCGTAAGTCTCAGCACCTACATCTAACCTATGCTTTAGTAATTTACTAAGCTGAGTTATATGTAATTCTTTTTGTTTTGTATCCATCTCTTCAATAGATACTTCACTAAGCAACTGTCTAAAGTCACTTAGTATAAAAGCATTATTACTAATCATCTGCTCCCCATTCTGCCTTTCGAAATTGTTCTATCCAAGTAGTAATGTAATGACTTTGCGGTGTTCCTACAAAAAACCACCAACCATTTCCATTTCTTTTGAATAGTTCTTTCCATACTTTTTCTCTTTCTAGCTTTTCTTTATCACTTAATTTCATAGTACTCTTGTCCTTACTTTAAAATGAATATACTTTTTTTTGAAGACTAGATAACATTCGTGTTCTATTTTTTCTTCAAAGTATTGATTACTCTTTAATAATGTATTCATATCTATTCTAATCCAAGGATCTAATACATCTATTCTATAGTTATCAAATGGTTCTGGATTACGAAACATAGTTAGTTCAGCTAGCTCTTCTGTACTTCTTTCTATTCCTATTCCACACCACATTGAATTCCTACCATATCTTTCGTAAGTATTCTCTATGAAATGTAAGTCATTCCAATTTACTTTGTAATCTACCCAATCTAAATCAAATAAATCTTTTATTGAAATAAGGTATAAATTCTGGACTCTCAAAGTATAAATTAGTTCCAGAATATTTGCTTTGTAATTCATGACTACTCCTCCTATTAGCTAGTCAGGCTACTCGTTCAGTATTGAGAGGTAGGTAAGAAACTGAAAAAGGATTGAACTTTCACCTGACTTGTTTAGCCACCGAATTTACTTAAAACTTTCGTGACTATCAAACATTGCGTCTATGATATTATCTACATCTACTGGAATCTCTTCCTTTATATCATTGTTGTCTGATAGTTTAGTGGCTTCTATTATTTCTGATTTAGGTACTTCTACTACTCTATAGTATTCACCATCTGTACCTAATCTATAGTGAACTACTTTTACTTTATCACTCATTTTTTACCTCTTGCTTCTTTCACATCTGAACCTAGAGCCTTGATGTAGTTTTGTAGTGATTGTATTTGATTCTTTAAATGATAGTTGTCTCTTGACATACCTCTTACTTCTATCATAAAGAATACATTCATTGCAAAGCTGATAGCTAATACAATGATAAGAAACATAGCTACTGCCATGGTACCTCCTTGTTTATTGTTAATTAAATATAGAATGAAGCTCTATCTTTTCTATATTGCATTACTACTTCATCTAAATAATATTGATTTAAAGTAATTTTTGTTACTGAAACATAACTTCTATCTGAATCTTTCATAGCATTCAGTAATTTTGAAATTACTGGTTCAATATCATAGTCTTCTGTAAAGTATCCTAATGTAATTGGTTCACTTTCAAAATCATGGTATTCTACTTTAATTATTTTCACTCTATCTCTCCTCTTCATATTTTGTTAAGTAAGTCTTTTGCTTAATTAAAAACTATAAATGATCTAAGTATATTAAAAACATTTCTGATTTATAGAAACTCATAAGCATAGTTTTTTGGTGTATTGAAGGTTATTAGATAGGTAAAATAAATGTTTATCTTACCTATTAGAACTGATCTCGGTTATTAATTACTTAAAGATATTCTTCTAAGATATCTCCAAGCATTAGCTATATAGTTTTTAGATAGCATAGTATCTAACTGAACTGATTGCTTGTCAGTTAAATTATCTAAAGTATCTATCATCCATATAGGTAATTGATTTCTATCATAGTCTGATAGAACTTTCTTTATCCTATATCTCACTCTTACCTCCTTCGGTGTATTGTAGGGTATCTAATAAAGTAGGGACTGAATAGCCCCTACTCTAACTAACTACTACTCTGGTAAACTATCAAAAGTAGTTTCTTGCTTTAATGGAACTAAGTAAGCTTTACAAACATCTGTATCTTTATCATTATATTTATAAGCTGTTCTAAATTCCATACCTAAACTAAACAAAGACATATCTAAACCTTGGCTAACAAACTTAGTCATTAAATTCTGTCTAAGATTATCTGAAATAGGATAGATTTTATCTTCTGTAAAATTAGGTGAGGCTATTTCTACTTGAGTTACTAAATCGCCTACTTTAGTAACTTTTTTAACTATATGTTTAAACTCTGACATTTTAATATTCCTTATATTAATTAACATTTCTCAACGACTTTACTAAAACAAGTCGTATAACGATGGGGAGTAGTCTATGTATATATCACTCACTCACATTCTAGTTGTATTTTTAAAAAATGGGTCGTATATTAGATGTATGATGAAAATACCAAAACGTATGTTGTTTGAACTAGTAATGGATAAAAGACTAGAACGTTACGATAAAAACAAAGATAAGTGGATTAAGGTTAAGTTTGATCCGAAGAATGAAGAGCATATCATGATTAAAGAAATGCACTATGCTGAGGTTGAAATAGACTTTATATCAGAATCTATGCAATTAAAGGTAGACGTACTGTTTGATAAGAACTAGTAATACTTAAAGTATACTAACACATGTAGTTAAGTACTACTTATAGTATACTAGTAAAAAAAGACAATGTCAAGAAAAATTTTTTAGGAGAAGAAAAAAAATGGCAATACAAGATAATATTATGTTTGATCAGACTACACAATCAGTTAGACATATCGTTAGTAAAGATGCTAGAAACTATATTTATGCTTATGGTGATAAAGATTTATCACTAGATGTAATACTAGGAAATGAAAATAAGGTTCACTATTACTCTTCAATCGTGTCTCTGGTGACTGACGTCTTTCAAAAACGCTTGAAGTTTTACTTTAGTAGGGTAGAGTTACATAATTTTCAAATAGCCATTTCTAGCGCCTATAAAGATATATTAGATATAGCTAATAGTTTGACAGAAAAAGCTGCTGGTATGATTACTAGAGCAGATTACTGTACTAAATGTAACAAGGATTTTAAAAATGATAAGAAAAAATAAAAATAAGCCTACTATAAAACAGCTAGCTACAATGATTGGTACTTTAATTATACAGCTAGAACAGCTTAGAGATCAAGTTTTCAACGGCGATAAGGCCCTAGATCAATATATAGATTACAAAGGGGACAAAGAAGACTTCATAAAATTTTTACAGAAAAAATTTGCTATAGATGATAAAGATAACAAGAAAACTGAAGATAAATAACTTCGAAGATACTGACTATGAGATATATCCTAAAGAAGAATTTGAAAAACTTGGGAAGGGATATAAGTATTGGAAGAAGTGTAAGCCTGGTGATTGGGGTATTAGTGACGATGATTATGTGGCTGAGTGTTTACAGCGTAACATTTATGCTACAGATGTCGAAATGGTGTTTCCATATGGTAGGCAGTGGGCGAACAAAACGTCTAAGCTAGAGTTTGAGCCGCATTATTACAGTAAAAACTACAGTAATGTCTCTACAAAGACTTATGCAGAGATAGAAGCTAAAAGAGATAGGGCTGAAATGGCTATAGATTTGTATTTAGCCTACAAAATGGCAGGAGAAAAGCCAGATCTAGCAAAGATAGGAAAGATTTATAGGCCTGATCAGCAAAATCCTGAGGTAGCCTTAAAAAAATTACTAAAAACAAAAGAGGTAAAGAAGATTATGACAGAAAAACTAAAAGAAGTTTTACTGGAAAAGCAAATTGACGAAGGATACGTCTTAGATATTATGAAAGAAGCTATAGATGTAGCTAAAGTAAAAGAAGATCCAGCTAATATGATACGTGCTGCAAAAGAATTGTCTGAGTTTCTAGATATGAAACCTAAATCAAAACAAGTTACAGAATCTTTGGAAATGGATTTGTCACATCAGATAGCAGCTACGTATGAAAAGCAAACTAAAAAATTGAAAGCAACAAAAGTTAGGGAACTAGAGGATGGCGAAGAAGAATATTATAGTCAAGGCGAAGAATAAAGACGACCTTGAGTTATTTCTAGCTACATTAATAGAAGTAGCTAAGGATATGGGGATTGTTATCATAGATGGATAGAGATAAAATGTTATTAGAAATGCGTCAGGACATGTTATTGTTTGGACGAATGGTAATGCCTAATATGTTTAGTGAGAACTCGCCACCTTTTCATTATACGATTACAGAAGAATTAGGTTCCAAAGAAAAACAAATTAATATTATAGCACCACGTGGACACGCAAAGTCTTCTATTGTTGCTGGTGTGTTTCCTTTATGGCATATGATGTTTGATAAAGGAGTTAAAGTAATTGTATTAGTATCTAGAACGCAATCGCATGCTACAAAGTTATTAGGTACAATAAAAGACGTATTAGACTATTCACAAGAGTTCAGGTACTTTTTTGGTTATTGGGGCCAGAACTCTGCAAGGAAGTGGACTAATACAGAAATAGAACTAAAAGATGGAAGTTTAATTATCTGTAAAGGTACAGGACAACAGATCCGTGGTATCAAACATGGTAATCAAAGACCTACATTATTAATACTGGATGACCCCGAAGATGAAAATAATACAAAAACAGCAGAGGCTATGGAGTATAATCTACGTTGGCTCTTGCAATCTGGTGTTCCATCCTTGGACCCACTCCGTGGTAAAATCTGTGTCATTGGTACTCCTCAGCATGAAAGATGTATGGTGGAGCTGCTAAAAGACATGAAAGGTTGGAAAACATTACAGTTTAGTCCTGACCTAGAATCAGAAACACCATTGTGGAAAGAAGTATGGCCCATAAAGAAATTAAAGCAAAAGAAAGAAGAATTAGATAGTATTAACCGTTTATCTGTATTTTATCGTGAGTATTTGTGTCAGATCGTTGGTGATGAAGAAAATTTGTTTAGAGCTGAACATATAAACTTCTATGATGGATATATAGAAAGGACTGAACAGGGATTGTCGAATCTTGTACTGACGAACATTAATGGTGAGGAAGTAGACGAGATTAGACCTGTAAACGTGTTTACTGGTGTCGATCCCGCATCCAGTACAAAGAAAGGAGCAGACTTTAGTGTTATATTCAATATTGCTATTGATAGTGATAATAATCGTTGGGTACTCCCGTATTACAGGAAAAGGGCTACACCTTTAGACTTAGCTGATGCTATTATAGATAACTTTGTAGAGTACAAAAGTACTAAAACAAGGATTGAATCTGTTGGTTATCAGGAGATGTTACGTCAATATATTAAAGAAAAAGCAGAAGAATACGGTTTATTTATACCAGGATTAGAAATTAAAGAGAATCCAAGAACTAGAAAGTCTTATCGATTAGAAAGCTTACAGCCATTGTTTGCAAATGGTAAGGTATTTATACAATCTAACATGCAAGCACTACAAGATGAGTTGCTTTTATATCCTAGAGGTAAGCACGATGACTTGTTAGATGGTTTCTATTATGCTAATAAGAATTGTTATAAACCTGCACATGAAGCTGAAAGAGTTTACGAAGAAGAAGACTATTATTATCCGACTAAAAAAAGTTGGAAATTACTGTAAATAATCCTTGACAAAGATACTAGATACTAGTAAATTAGCAATAAAACTTTATGGAATACGATAAAGAAAAATATAAGATCGACTTTGAAAAGATCTTATCTGATTTGCAAATTAAGATCCCAGAAGGATATATTGAGGTAAAGAGTGCCACAAAACATACAAAAAAAGACAGCAAGAACAAGGACTCAAAACAAGAAAGACAATAAAGTTGTTTTTGACTTTCAAGACGGTAGAATTAATTCTTATGAAATACCAGAAGAAGTTGAGCTTACTAGAGAGTTACTTATGGAGTACAAGAACTCCAGAGAATTGTGGGCACAAAAGTTTCAAGAGTCTATAGAATTTAGAGCAGGTGCTCAATGGACTAACGAAGAACAAGAAGTATTAGAGTCACGTGGACAAGCTCCTATCGTAGTAAATCGTATTCATCCTATTGTAGAAACAGCTAAATCATTGCTTACCTACAACTCTCCTCAATTTAGAGCTACTGCACGTGAAGATTCTGACAGAGAAACTGCTAAAGTTTTTTCTGATTTATTCCAATACATATGGCAACAATCATCTGGTGACGAAGAACTTAAAAAAGTTATAGATGATTATTATGTAGGTGGTATGGGTGTATTACAAGTCTATCAAGATCCTCAAGCTGATTTAGGTAAAGGTGAAGTTTGTTTGAAGTCTTTGAATCCATTAGATGTATTTATAGATCCTAATTCAAAAGATGTATATGCAAGAGATGCTGCACATATTTTAGTTTGTAAATATATGACAGACGAATATGCAGAGCTAGTATATCCTGAATATATGGATATTATTGATCAATCTAATCCAGAGCCAGACAACGATGATGACTATCCTACAACTAATCTAGCTGCTACAGAAGGTCAAATGTTTTTTAGTGATGATAATAATAGATTACATACTAAAAGAAGATATACAGAGCGTTATAGTAGAGTTTTAATGCCTTATTATAATGTTTATGAACCTTTTTCACAAAGAGAATTTTTGTTTAAAGGCGATGAATATGATCAGTATTTGTCTAAATACTATATGAAAATTAGAAAAATAACTGGAGAAGAAGTTATTATTTTTGATAATCAAGCTGTAGTAGATTTATATGATGTTATTGAAGAAACAGGAGGTGTATTCCATTATGAATTACCAGAAGTAGAACTAGATCCAATGGGTCAGCCTATTCCTCAGCCTCCAGTTAGGGTACCTGGACATGAAGATGAAAACTCTATTCCAGGTTCAACAACAGTAATTGTTCCTATATCTACAGAAGAATTAATTGGAATGGAGCAGATTACTGCTAATTATATAGAAAAACCTTGCGTTCAATTAACAGTAACAGTAGGAGATAGATTATTATATACAAGAATGTTACCTACTGAAAATTATCCTATAATACCATTAATGAATGTTCATCATCGTAATCCATATCCAGAGTCTGACGTTCGTTTATATAGACCATTGCAAGAATACATTAATAAAATACGTTCATTAATTATAGCACATGCAAGTACTAGTACAAATGTAAAACTTTTAATACCACGTGGGTCTGCTGACTTAAGACAGATTGAAGAAGAGTGGAGTAAAGCTGGTACTAGTGTTATAGAATTTGATGCAGAATTGGGTGCACCGATTGTTGCTGGCCCAGTCCCACTTCCTAATGAGCTATATAAGAATGAAGCAGATGCTAAGTATGACTTAGAATACGGCTTTGGTATTTTTGAATTGATGCAAGGTAGTGGAGCAAGTGCACCGTCAACTTATCGTGGAACATTAGTTGTTGATGAATTTGGCCAGCGTAGAATTAAATCTAGAAGAGATGATATAGAAAACTTTTTAAATCAAGTTGGTAAAGTAGCTATTCCATTAATACAACAAATTTATACAGAAGAAAAAGTTATTAGATTATTACAGCCTAATGGACTAGAGAAAGAAGAACAAATTAATTTTTATAAAGAAATGGAAGATGGAACAGTTAAAAAGTTTCACGATGTAGGTGTAGGAAGATATGATATTGTTGTTGTTTCTGGTTCTACACTACCTACAAATAGAATGGCATTATTAAATACTTATATGCAAATGTATCAAATGGGATTAATAGACCAAACAGAAGTATTAAAGAAAACAGAACTAGTAGATATCGAAGGAGTTATGGAACGTTCTGGTCAAATGCAACAGATGGCACAACAATTACAAGCGTTGCAACAAGAATTACAGAAGGTCAAGGGAGATCTTCAAACCGCTACACGTGAAGAAGTACATGCTAAGAAACGTTTAGAGGTAGAAAAGTTTAGCTCTGAATTAGACAAGATATCTAATAGGGCTGATATGGCGGCTAGCTTATATAAAGCTAGACTTAACGATGCAAAATCAAATCTGATAAACTCCGTTACACCTGATATGGTAAACGAAATCGAAGAAGAAAATATGTTCGATATAGTTCCAGAGGATATGGAGAGTTAGAAAGGAGATAAATAATGCAAGAAGAAAAAAACATGGACAACACACAAGAACAAAAAGTAGAAAGTCAGACTGCAACTGAACCTACTTCACAAGAAGACATTTTTGCACAAGTTTTTGGACAATCAAATGAAGATGAATTTGTTGCAAAAGTTCCATCTTCTCCAGAGACAACTGAGCAAAATGAAACTTCGGATGTTCAAAGTGACGTTGAACCAAAGGATGATCCTTCCAGTTATCAATACTGGCAGAGTCAAGCAGATAAACGTGCAGCTGAAGTAGAGTTATTGAAATCACAAGTTACAGAGCTAATGAAAGCTCGAACATCTACACCTGCAGAACCAGCTAAAGAGGAAACTGTAAAATTAGAAAGACCAGTTAAACCTCGTAAGCCTGCTGATTATGATCATTCTGAAGCACTGGCAGATCCTGAAAGCGAGTCAGGTAAATACTTGGCTAGACAGGAACAATACATGGATAGCTTAGCTAACTATATGGAGTCAGTTGAAAGTCAAAGAGAAACTGCAATGAGAAAACAAATGGAAGAACAACAAGTTCAAATGCGTAATCAAAAATTGATTACTGATTTGCAAACTCACTATGGTTATTCTGGACAAGAAGCTGCAGACTTTATAGATAAGATGAGTCAACCAGATTCTCTATCTTTAGATAATTTAGTTAAATTGCATAAGTTGAATAATCCTGTGAGAAACCAAAATACAATTAGTCAGGTTACTCCAGAAGCACAACAAAAACAATTTATGATGAATCAAAGACAAGAGAAATTAAGTATACCTACGCCAATAGGTGTACAGCCAGGGGCTAATGTGCAGTCATCAAAAAGTGTGGAAGATCAAATGATGGATTCTATGATTGGTAATTTCAAAAAAAAGAATCCGTTTTAACTTAAGGAGTGATAAACGATGGCTAATGTATATAGCATGACCCCAGGAGAAGCGATTCAGGGTACTTCCATCAATGTTGATAGACGAATCTTCAACTTTGGTGAGAGAGTAGCTGAACTTGCTCCTCAACAATCACCTTTCTTCACATATTTGTCAAATGTTGCTAAAGTGCCTACAGATGATCCTGTATTTAAATTCTTAGAGCAAAGACATCAATATCAAAGACGTAACTTTCAAATCCAAGCAGATATAGCTACATCAGCCCACTCAGGTTCTGATAGTAACTGGAACATTGCTGCTGGAGATAACTTTGATGTAGACTGTCTATATGACAAGTTTGGTAGAGAGGTAACCGCAGGAACACAACCTAACTTTTTATTAGAGAATCAAATCGTAGCAATTGAATGTGAATACGATGCAGATGGTTCTAATGGAAGTGATACTCCTGCTATAGCTTATTATAAAATTACAGCTGCACCTGATTTATCATCAGACAGTGCTGCTGCAAGACTTGTAATGAGTTTTATTAGAGTAAATTACAAACCAAGTGGTTCTAATGGAGCTACTGCAACTAACGCTGGACAAATTACTCCAGCTTCTGCTTCTGTATTAAGATTCGATGCTGATATGGACGGACAAGTTGTAGGTTCAGCTTTTGCTGAAGGTTCTACTGATCCAGAATCATGGCACGATGAGTTCTATAACAGAGAAGGATACTGTCAAATCTTTAAGACTTCAGTACCTCTATTCTCTGGTACAGCTTTAGCAACACGTTATCGTGGTATTTCAAACGAATATATGCGTGTGTATCAAGAAAAACTTATGGAACATAAGATGGATCTTGAGCATGCTATGTTATTCGGTATTGGTTCTGATGATAGTACATCAACTGGACCAGTTCGTAGAACTTGGGGTATTTTACCTTACACAGAGCAATACGGTAAAGTAAAAACATTTACTTATGCTGATGCTTCATATGACACTTTTGTAGATGCAATGGAAGATGTATTCTCACCAGAGTCTGGTAACTCAGGAGAGAAACTTGTTCTAGCTTCTAGAAAAGTTATTTCATATTTCAACAAATTAGGTGGTACTTCATTCCTAGGTAACACTATGGCATTAAGTTCACAAACAGGTAGTGGTTTAGATATTGCTAACGTACAAGGTCAATTTGGCCATAACGTTACCAGAATCTCAACTATCTATGGTAACTTAAACTTAGTGATGGAACCTCTATTTAGAGGAGCGCACGAAAATACCGCTATTATGGTTGATCTAAATAACGTAGCATATCGTCCATTAGTTGGTAATGGTGTATCTCGTGATACTCAAATTATTACTAATGTACAAAACAATGATATTGATGGAAGAAAAGACTTAATTCTTACAGAATGTGGTCTTGAGATTTCACTTCCTGAAACTCACACTGTGTTACAGTTCTTTAGTTAAGTTAAATAAAGAGGGGGATGAAATACTCCCCCTCTATAAATGGAGATAATATGGCAAAACAAATGGGTATTTATGATCAAGATAAATTAAAACCCTCAAAAAAAATAGCATCTGAAAAAGTTAAAGGTACTACAATTCCTACGTATGGATCTAAAGGACAAGGAATGGGTAAAAAACTTTTATCACTTTTTAAAAGACCTACTGTAATAGCTGCAGGTATAGCCGCAGGAACAGCAGGTTATGCAGCTTATAAAAAACGTAAAAAGAAAAAAGCGAGTTTATAATGGGCGTAGTAACCAGAACAATTAAAAAAATTGCTTTATCTAGAAAAGGAAAGCAGTTAAAAGCTTTAGACAGATATAGTAAATCTAATTTGAATGAATTGCAAAATTATTCTACTATATTAGGAGAAGCTTACAAGCGTGGACCAAAAGCACAAGCTAAACTCTATAAAGAAACTGGTATGGAAAGTACAATGAATATCCTTAGAAAGAAAAAAGGAGCTAAGCTTTAATGAGTTTACAAACTGAAATAGAAGCGATAACTGGTAGTATATCTTCTATAACTACAGAAGCTACTCAGTATTGCAAAGATGGTAATGTTTTTGTACAACGTATGATTAGTCAAAATCCAGCACTTAGAGAAAGATTAACAACTAATACTAATGTTACAGATGGATTAGGATTTGATGCTGTAAATTCTATTGATATTGTTTCCGTAACTAGACAACAAGCTGATAGCAGTAGTGTATATAAACCTTGCAAAAGAGTAACCTATGAAGATAGCTATCTTATAAAAGATTCTAATAGTATTTATTTTTCTTCTGTTACAGATCCTCGTTATTGGATAGAAGATGGTACATTGTTTATTTATCCGACACCAACTGCTAATCAAAAATCTATAGTAAAACATATTACTCCAGTTTTTCAATCAAGTAGTGTAGCTGCAACTTTATCATCTACTTCAATTGATAATTTACCTTCTGAGTATTTTAGAGGAATAGTATTATACGCTGCTTTACAAGTGTTACAAAAATTTATGAATAATTTATCAAAACCTAGTTCTTCTAATCTAACAACTATAACTGCAGGAGATGTTACAAGTGATGCAGATAGAAGAGACATAACTAAATGGCTTGATATTGTTGGTGATTACATACAAAATGAAGACGTAGAATTAGCTTCTTCATATTTGTCAAAAATGAATGTTTACTTACAAAACTATCAAACAGAATTAACTGGTAGTCAAACTCAATACCAATGGTATGAAAGTCAATACTTTAAGACTTCTAAACAGTTTATAGAGTTTTTAAGTATGTTTACGCCAACGAAATTACAACCAACAGGAGTACCATATGAAGCTGCAGGAAATGATTGAACGAGTTCAGAAACATCATCCAGACTTAGGAGTAGTTGAAATAGTTAAATTATTAAATCAAGCATCTGATGAATTTTGTGCAAGAACTCTTGTGTTGGATGAAGCGACTCAATTTACGACAAGTAACACTCAAAGATATTATGGATTAAAAGATTCTATTTTAGAAATTAAATCTGTTGATATGGAAGATGCAGATGGTAATGTAAAATCAATTAAAAGATTATTAGGTAGACCAGAATATAGGGATATAACATAATGGCTCATTACGAAAGATTAAATGGTAGACAAACTAAGCAGTATGTTTATTGGGTAGAAAGAGACTCAATAGGTATTGCTTTATACGATTCAAGTAAAAATGACAAGGATCTATTTACTAGTGTAGACGGTGCATATACTATTACATTGTTTTATCACAAAAAAGCATTGCACTTTGGCGTTAATACAGATGGAGATTCTACGCTTGAAAGCACAGCATTAATGACGGAAGAAAGTGAATTGCCTACTCAATTTCATCAATATTTAGTTGATAAAGCAATTTCATTGGGCTATGAAACAAAACCAGATATGATTCAAATGGCACCTTATTTTGAAAGCAAATTTGAAAAAGGAATTAAAGAAGGCAAAACTTTTGCTAATAGAGGTCGAATTAGCGGTAGAAGAAGAATTGTACAACATAACTTTTAATGGCAAAAACGTGGAGAATTGGACAATTTGGATTGACATCATTCGATGATCACGATATTTCATTGAGTAGTCTTACTGATCATTTTAATGATAATATAAATAATAATTATTCTGATTATCCAATACCAAGTGATAGTAACTTTACTGATATACCTCAACCATTTGGTAAGGTATCTGAACCTAGTTTTACTATGATACCTACTCCATTAGGTAAAGTAGAGGAACCAAGTTATACGCCTGTTTCTAATTCTACAATACCAACATTTACAAGTATACCGTCACCTGATGGTAAAGTAGATGAACCAGTTTATGATGATAAAATAAAAAATACATAGGAGAATAAATGGGTGGTAGTTTAACAAGTCCTAATAAAATAAAAGATGTCTATAAAAAATTAGTTTTTTATGAAGACAATAAATTTAAAACCGATAATGGCACTGCTAATGTTGTTATTACATCAGCTGAAAATTTTGCTAGCGATACAGAAGCAACATTAACAAATAAAACTATTGATGCAGATAACAATACTATTTCTAATTTAGAGGTAGATAATTTAAAATCTGGAGTATTAGATATCGATTTATCTTCTGTAGCAGCTGATGATACTACAATTGCTTCTGCTAAAGCTATTAA